AACTATCATAATATATTATGTCCCGAGTCGTTTTTATACAAAACGGCCGTTGTTTACTTCGATTAAAAAATCGTCATTTATATAAAAACCTTGAGTTCTATAGCAAAATGCTCTTTAATTATGGGCAAATCCCTGGGACCCCTTTGAGCGATAGCATTTTGACTAAAAACGAAAAAGATACAGTTAGAAGACGTGCTGCTGCGGCAAAGAAAGCCCAGCAGGATGAGATTCGTAACAAGTTCAAGGGCATCGAGTATGTTCGTCAACTGGAAGGTTGCTACAACGAGTATGAACAAATACTCAAAGATTTACAGAAGGCCAAAACTAACAAAGCCAAGTTAACTTCTGCAGAGAGAACAGATCTTAGTATTGCTCGTTCCCAGATTGAAATCCTTAGTGCACGTAAAGAAGTGATAAAAGCCAAAGTAGATTTGAACTTAAGGAGATTGCGTTTTGTTCTACCCGAGTTAAAGTCTATCGAGTTATCAGATCCGGATGGTGATAATCCTTTCGATAAGTTTATCCAGATGATGACAGAGGCGACCAAGAACAATGTCAACAGCTGAAGACTTATACCAGGTAATAGTCGATTCTAAGAAACGTGCTTTTGAAGACCCTGAATGGTTCTTCGTTAATATCGTTCATCAAGATCTTGAACCATGGCAACTTGAAGGGGTAGAAGCAATTGCTGATGTTCATCGTATCCAACTAGGTATACCGACCAAGTACAATCATGATGGTCTTTCACGTATAACCGCTAAGTCATGTCATGGGCCAGGTAAAACGCATTGGCTTGCATTGGTTATGCATTGGTGGAACTATTGTTTCTATGGTAAGGTGGTTTGCACTGCCCCTAAAGAGAAGCAACTCAAAACTCGTTTATGGCCACGTTACAGAAAGATACTGCGTGGTGCTGAAGATTCGTATAAAGCATTAATCAATGTTTCTAACACAGATATCAAAATCGTTAACGATGAAGACTGGGGCTGTATAGCTGAGACTGCTTCTGATCCTGAGAACATGGCAGGCTACCATGATGAGCCACAATTGTTTTTGGTTGATGAAGGATCAGCACGAGTTCTAGATCCTATGTTTCCAGTTATCGAAGGCGCATTGACCACACCAGGATCTGTGTTAGTAGTTATAGGTAACCCAACTCGTACCAGCGGTGAGTTCTGGGCTAGTCATAATAAACGTGGTACGATGGATTTATATTATCGTATGCACATTAAACCAGAAGATTCCCGTTTCGTCGATCCTAAGTGGGTTGAGAACATGAGGCATAAGTACGGTGAGCAATCACCCATATTTAAAGTTCGCGCGCGTGGTGAGTTTGCTGATACTGAGGATAACCAACTAGTACCTATGGGTTGGCTTGAAGATGCGCGTATGAAGGACTTCTCACCTGATGGTTCTTTTGAGCGTAAACGTATGACCATAGATGTTGCTGATGGTGGTGAGGATGAGTCAATTATCACCATAGCCGATCTATACGAGACACGCACACTGTTTAAGAAGCTGAAGCGTTTTTCCTTTCCACAACGTACTGCCACGAATGATTTAGTCAAAGTAGCGATTCGACTCTTTGATGGTTTCCATATGGAAAAGGAACGTGACGAAATTGTAGTTGACTCTATGGGAGTGGGAACTGGTGTAGCTAGTAACCTCATTGAGTTAGGTTATCGTGTGGTACGTTATAAAGGTGGTAGTACTGAAGGCATAGACACCAAACAATATCGTAATCATAGATGCCGTAGTTACCTGGTTTATCGCGATGAAGTACGTGACGGGAATGTCTATTATGATGAAGACTTCTGCGACGCGTCTGAAGACTGGGACGATTATGTAACACAATTCTTGTCTATTAAGACGAAACCGGGCACTGAACGGGTTGAAGACTTAGAAACTAAGTCGGACATGAAACGTAAAGGTATTAAATCACCGGATATGCCGGACGGTACGGCGATGATGTATGCCGATCAGGCTCCAGAGATGGTTGAATCGTTCTTTGAACCCGTAATGCTAGGACATATGGAGTCAGCTAATTATGATGCATAGACTGCGAAACAAAGTGGCTAATTTCTTATCGCCACAGACGGAAATCAAGGAACCACCCACTATGGAGTCAGGTTGGTCCGAGGATTCTCGTATTTATACCAGCAGTGACTTTGAAAAATATAACCCGGATAAACTGATTGGTCGCAAAGGCTTTGCCATTTATAAGACCATGATGCAAGACGAACAGATTAAAGCGGTGGTCAAGTTCAAGCGTGATGCGGTCACCAGTCGTGATTTCTTCTTCGAACTAGACGCCGATCAGTTTGGCATAACGCCAGAAGAAGCAGAGCGACGTATTAATCTTAGCAATATGTACATTGATAAGATGTTAGGCTCCTGGATGGATGCTTTAAACGGAGTTATGTCTGGTATCTATAATGGCTATTCTATTACAGAGAAACTATTTGGTCAGTTTGATTATGAAGGATTGACCTGGTGGGGTATACAGCAACTTAAGCTAAAACCATACGATACTTTTTACTTTAAAGTAGATGAATTCGGTAATGAGGTTGAATGGATTCAGAAGATGGCTGGTAAGGAGCAGAACCTGGATCCTAATAAGTTCATTAAGTATATTGTCAATCCAGATACAGATGAGCACTACGGAGGAAGTGAGCTAAGAGAAGCCTATCGTGCCTGGTGGTCTAAGGATGTTATTATTAAGCTTCGCAATATGTGGCTAGAGCGTCACGCCGGAGGCTTCCGCTATGTCCAAGCTAAAGAGGGACAAAGCATCACAGCTAACTCTGCGGAGTATAATGCTCTGGTGGCCATGCTAAGTAATATTAATACTTCGTCTGGAATGATACTGCCTAGTAAGGTCGAAATGAAGGGAGATTATCCTGCTAATAATGTCGCATTTAAGGAGGCAATTGATGATTACAATACAGACATTGCGCGTGCACTACTCGTTCCTAACCTGTTGGGCATTACACCTTCTGGTCAGACTGGCAGTTATAGTCAATCCACAACACAGCTCGAAGCTTTTCTATGGACTCTAGAGGCTGATGCAAGACGACTTGAAGAAGTTCTCAATGAGCAACTGTTTAGACAACTAGGGGAGGTTAATTTTGGTGATGATGCGTGGCCCAAATTCCGTTTTAAGCCGGCAAGCGGCGAGAAGAAGATGTCAATTATTGGTACGTGGAAAGACCTGGTCAGCACAGGAGCGGTACGTGCCACCGATACCGACGAAACACACTTGCGCGAGATGCTAGAGTTCCCCGAAGCTGGTGAGGAAATTAAGAAGCCTGAACCAGTGTCTGTACTACCTACTAATGAGGTGACAGGTGGCGCACCTGATCCGGATGAGGAAGAAGATCCTGAGAACAAAGACCCATTGGAAGAAGATGAGGAAATGGGTAAGAAAAAGAAAGATGAAACGGTAGCAGGTCGTGGTCTTGTTTCTGTTTCTGCCTTCACTAAGGCTTTAAGGAGAGTTGATTTTGCAGTTATAGCAAAGACCACTGATAGTATCACCGATGAGTATAGTCATAAAACTGCTGATGTGATGGATATGATAGTGGAAGACCTGATTGAGAAAGGTAAAGAAGGTGGTTTGCTGGACGAGAATATCAAAGACAATATTAAGCAAGTAAAAGTAGATAGACAGCTCAAGCGCAAATTAAATAATGTCCAAACTGCCATGTTGAAAGAAGGTTTTGCAGTGGGTACCAAGCATGCTCAGTTCGAAACTGATAAAGCTATGAAATCTGATTTTAGCCGTCGTTTTAATCGTGACCGTTTCGATGCCATTGCTGATGACTACTTTAAGACAGCAGCGTTTAAGATTGCTGGTGACCTTAGTGATGAAGCAGTGAGGATAGTGGAACAAGAAATACTAAACGGGGCCAAGTATAGCAAAACCTGGGCAGAGGTAGAGAAATCTATTTATAGTACCATGGCTACTAAAGGTATGATAAGTATTGAAGAGGCTAAAGCCCAACTTGGAGAAGCTTTAGGTGTGGCGAACCCGGACGCGCGTATACGAACTATATCACGTACTACTACCTTCGACGCGGTGAATCAGGCTCGTCACGCCTATTTTACTGACCCAGAGTTAGAAGGGTTTGTTCAAGCGTATGAATACTCAGCGATACTCGATGATAGGACTACTTCTATTTGTCGTCATTTAGATGAAGAAGATCGTGGTAATCATTCTATCGACTGGTATGCGGATAACCCTCAGTACATGCCACCTAATCACTTTAACTGTCGCTCGTTGTTAATACCGGTTACGGAAGTGGACGCAGATAGCTTTGAAGAAGGTGGTGATCCAACCATGCAACCACAGGAAGGATTTAGATAATGGGCACTCGAATTAATGCAAGATCTTTGTTGCACGCCTATAATCAGGTGATAGGTAAGATACAGACTATACGCTCATCTTACAATGCAGTTAAAACACTTGATACTGAGCACGAGCGTATTCATGCCGGTAAGATGTGGGAACACACACAGATTCACAGTATGTCAACTGGTCAAATATATGACCACTTGATTGTTCCAGATTCTGGTAGCGACCTACATTTAAGAAGCGCCGACTTCTCTTCTGATGGTGGACCGGGGCTGTTAGAAGTATATGAAGCTCCATTTACAGACGCCAACAGTATTGGCACCGTTGATACAGACGCATGGAAGAATCTTAATCGTAAGTCGTCTAATGTAATACCTGCTACGATGTATGATGAACCGTTTATAGATGCTAATAGTATAGGGGAATTATTATCGGCAAAAGTGCTCGCTGTTTCAGGGGTTGGTCAGGATCAAATAGGTGCTAAACAGGCTGCCACGCACGAGTGGATGCTGGACGATCAGAAGAGCTATTTGATACGGTATACGAACAATGACACTGGCAATGTTACGGCTAACGCAGAGTTTTTAATATATAACTCACTGGACTGATATGAACATAAAATACATCCATCAGATAGAGGTCACGACCAGATGTAATCTGGCTTGTCCCTATTGCCCGCATCCTAAGATGCAGCGTGAGAAGACTGATATGAATAGCTCTACATTCTATCGTGTGATGGAGTGGGTAAAGCACTTTACCAAACTAGGACAACAAAGAGAGTTAGCATTCACCGGTATAGGGGAGGCATTGCTGCATCCGTATCTGTTTGAGATGTTGGAACAAGCTCGTCAAGAGTATGCCGGATTAATTCACTTCTCTACCAATGGTATTTTATTCGATGATGAGGCTGCAAGGTTCTGTGCAGAGTACCAGATAGGAGTATTTGTTAGCATGCACCGACCAGAGAGAGCGGTGCCGGCAAAGAACTTAGCAAAGAAGTATAATGTGTTGTTAGGAGAAAACCATGCATTTGTAGATAGCGCCTTAGATTGGGCTGGAACAGTGAACTGGCACGTATCTGCTCCCAAGTCTGTCTGTCGTTATCAGCAAGATGGGTGGGGAGTAGTATTGGTAGACGGTAGTATTACTACCTGCTGTATGGACAGCGAACAGGTCAATAAGATTGGCCATGTGGTGGATGACATCGGCACAGTCGATATGCATCCGATGCCCTTATGTAAAACATGTCACCTGGAGATACTCCAATGAATGCAGAAACTTTTGTTAAAGATATACTAGCTAAGTATCCCAGCGCTAAGTGCACTATGGAAGTTGACAAGCGCGAATGCAGAGTAACTGTTGAGCTGAACAACAATTCAGGAAGAATATATCAAATGCGTGGCTACAGTGATCAGTTTGAACGATGTATGGAACTAGTTTATAAAGATGTCGTAGTGGAAAGAACAGGAGTCGCATTGTCATGATCCAGTCACACGTAAAGGCTGTCCACCAGATTGAGGTCACCAGCCGGTGCAACCTTCGTTGTAAGTATTGT